GGTTCATATCCAAATGTGTTAGGGCCTGACATTCCTACAGGTGCGACGACGTTCGGGTATGGGTCTAACGATGGATTCAATAACCAAAAGTCCGCGTTCTCATCATTCAACACTGTTGCGGTTGGGCAAGGAACCACAGCAACCACATTGCATGGCCCGGTTGCGCCTATCCAAGTAAACGGCAACATTGACAGCTTGATAAGCGTTGCTCGAGGAGAGGTTGGCGTATCCGAAACATCGGAGAACCAAGGGGCTGGCATTCAGAAGTATTGGTCCGCATGTGATTATTCGTCAGGCTATAATGATCGTGCACCATGGTGTGCTGCCTTTACAACTTGGTGCATTCGTCAGTCTGGCTTATTCTCTGAAGCGGATCGTCCTAAGTCGGCCTCTGCATTCAAGGGCGGTGGATATGAAGCATGGGCAAGATCGAAGGCGCCTAAGGTGTCACTACGCTTCAATCCAACGTCAATCAACAAAGGCGACATCGTCATTCAAGCAATTTCTCACATCGTCATCGCGACAACCGCGTCTGATTTGAACGGAGACTTTAGGTCAATAGGAGGAAACTCCGGTAATGCTGTTCGTGAAAAAACTAATCATCTTTGTGATGTTAGGAGTGCTATAACGATCGGCCAATAAATATCATTATGCCAGAATCATGGACAGCTCCAGCACCTAACAGCAAAGGCGGGGTGTACCCCTTTGTCAATATCACGCGGTCAAGAGCAGGCCACATCTTCGAGGTTAACGACACGCTCGGATCAGAACGTATTTACAAGCAGCACAAGTCAGGCACTTCAGAAGAGATCAATGCGACGGGCGATAGAACGATTGTCGTTTACGGCGCGGGTTACAAAGTTATTCATGGAGACGACTCGATTGTCATTGAGGGACAATGTAACGTCACAGTGTTAGGTAACATGAATTCTGTTATCATGGGGAATCACGTTACTGAAGTCAATGGCGACTCCATTGAGACAATCAAGGGGAACAAGATTACGAAGGTCGGCGGTCAGCACTTGCTTGAAGTAATGTCTGACTACGCGATGAACGTCGGCGGTTCTCGTAAAATCGTCATTCACGGGTCATCTGATGATTACATAACAGGGGAAGGCAATACGACTATCAAAGGCAAACAAACGCATTCTGCTATGTCTGACTCTCGCATAACAATTTCAGGCAAGAACCAGATGATGATTGGTGGCAATAACACGATCATGACGAGCGGAAAAGCAAGCTTCGTGGGGAACACATTAGATCTTGGTTCCGCGGGGAACATGAACGTATTTGCTGGTGGTTCGAAAACAGAAGAAGTCTTCGGATCAAGTTCAGTAGATGTTGGATCTGGATTATCGTTGAAGTCCGGCGGCCATACCAACATATCTTCAGGCGGTGACACTTCTGTTACTGCATCACGCATAAATCTAAACTGATATGGCTTTAATCCAATCTGAACTCTTCGCGATCTCCCCAAGATACACGAACGAATCTCCAATACTGTTCTCAGCTAAATTCTATCAAGTAGGTACGTTTCCGCGTGTTTACGTTGACATGAATAATCTCAGGACAGTAGACGTTTATGCTGAGAACGGCCGATGCATTAACACTCGCAAAATCTCGTCTACTGAATGGCGGATCGAAACTATAACAGACGAGCATAGATCTGATATGATCGTCACGTTGAATTCAAAAACGAATGCTGATACGCCGGTGTCTGCAGAAAGATTTGAAGCTGCGCTTGACGTGTTTACTCGAGGCTTTAACGCAATCAAGCCACGTGCTACTATAATTCAAGACGGTGTGTTGACTGACAACAAGTACATAAAGTTCCGAGTTGAATTTGATGATGACGTCACGGGTTTGACAGCAGACGGAATTAGCTGTAGCACAGACAAATGCAGTGTGTACGACATTTCAGGGAGCGGCCAGAATTACGTGGTCACACTGCTCGCGACAGAAACCACCGAGGTATCAATACAAATTAACGACGACGCGTGTTCTGACATTTATTCTAACACCTCGAAGAAATCAAATATAGCGAGTGTTCGTTATGACTCAACACCGGCTACATTAAAATCTGAAGCAGTGAATAAGACGGTTGATTCAGCGGACATTCTGGATGACTTTTACATTGAAGAGCTTGAGCAGGTAGCGGCAATAAACGCGCTCGTGGACTGCACTAAAAACATTCCACAACGTCTGTTAGGAATGGCTCAAGCGAAGTTGTTTGATATTGCTGCGAAGAATGAATCAGTTCAGAAGCTCGCGGGCGCGGTGATTTTTGCTGAAGCCGCAATTGAAACTATCAGTGATATTGCGGAGCGCGTGCATGCAGTGATAGAACACCCCGAAACTTTAATGGCAGCTTTGCTCGAAGCGCAGGGACTGACCGGTGCTGCTCTTGCGCAGAAAATGCAATACATCGCTGATACGTTTGGCAATGTTTCTGGGCTTAACGGGATCATTGCTGCGGCGTTAGAAAGCGGTATATGCGGACAGCCTAACTACTACGCTGATGGTACTTCCGTGCCGAAACAAATTCTCACTCCAACGAATATGACACCACCAATCGTTCCCGGCGTTTCTGCTGGCGCTGTTTCTACTTACAACTCTTCTGCAAAGGATGCTTACGACGAGTTCGCGTTCAAGCTCAAGGAGTCACTTGAGATCGATGACGTGTCACAACAAGACCCTGACAGGGCCGCGATGCTTTCCATTGTCACGACTCTCGCCATGGGTTATCACGATGATGTGTCGAAAACCATTGATGCTTCGAAGGATGCTGAGCTTCTGTCAAAGTATAAGGCAAATGCAGACCTTGAGCGGCAAAAGAATCTTGGGTGGTCTGCTGAAATTAAGAACTCATATAACAATAGGACTACATCAATCGGCGATGAAATCAGCCGTAACACACAAGTGATCCGTAACTTCTATAACCGAAACACGTTAGCCGCAGGAACACTCCTATCTGTTGGTGTCACTACATATTCAGGTCCTGCCGAGGACTTCACGACATACCTTGACATCAAGCCTGAACAACGCCCGCCTGAACTAACTGCTAAGTATCAAGCGCAGGGCAGACGAATTCCAACAGGAAGCACCTACACGAATTCCGCCGGTAAAACATTCAAGATTGGAACTCTTGATTATGCCGAGGCTTTCCAAGGAGCGTATGGCCCAATCGTTTCCGATAGGACATGTGCGTCAACACGTGTTCCTGGCGGGTCTGTTCTGGCAATGCGTAATCCTGATGGAACCGCGTATGATCCTACAGGAAAGAATCCATCAGGGCAGTACACCGTCATGGACACTGGTAATGCACAACTTACCTATAAGAAGCCTGACATTTATACGACGACACCTAACATGTATACCAACACAGGTTCAGTTCAGGTGTATCTTGTCAGCAAAGGCACTCAGAAGAAGTCGCAGTATAAATTAGCACAGCGAACTTATGGAGGTACTACCGTTGCTTAAGAAATGTCCTATAAATAGAAACGGACATGAGTACCCTCTTATCAGATTACAATTCTAGCGATAGGATTACAAGCAACGTTGCGCGAACGCGTGTCTATAGTGATCTTAACCTAGCATTCACGATCAATCCGATCACGAAAGACATCAACCCCGTCACGGACATTGATGCAGTCAAGAACTCAATCAGAAACTTGATGTTGACTAACTTTCATGACCGCCCATTCAATCCTCAGTTAGGGTCAGGTTTAGTCGCATTGCTTTTTGACAATGCGGATGTGTTCACGGAGATCGCATTGACTGACGCTATTGAATTAGTGATAAATAGATACGAGCCTCGCGCGACCGACGTCACTGTTCAAGTGAAAGATCAGTCGGATATGAATGCATATGCAGTGACTGTAGGCTTCAGGGTATTCTATTCAGAGACTACTTCCGAAATTGAGTTCTTCCTTACACGCCTAAGATAACATGTCTTCCCTACGTCAGAACCTAAACGTAACTGAACTTGACTTTGACCAGATCAAAGCCAACCTCGTCAACTACTTCTCTAACGCAGAATCGCCTTTTCGTGACTGGAATTTCGAGGGGTCGGGTTTGAACATCATGATGGACGCGCTCGCGTATAACACTCACTATAATGCTGTCATGGCGCACATGGGTGTTTCAGAATCATTCATTGATTCGGCGCAGTTACGGTCATCGGTCGTATCGCTCGCGAAGTTGTTGGGTTACACGCCACGTTCATATTCAGCGCCTACCGCAACGATCGACATTTCGTTCACGGCTAAGGACAACAATTCACCTTCACAAATCGTTCTTCCGAAAGGGACACCGTTCTCAACATCATTGAATGATACGCGGTATGTCTATGTTACTGATGACGAACACGTTCTTCTGTTATCGTCAGGCAAATACGAAAAGACTGGAATCTCGATCAAGCAGGGCGCATATCAAACGAAACGATTCCAAGTCAATAACCTTCTCGACAAGCCAACTGTTGCATACGAGATTGACGATGACACGATTGATCTAAGCACGTTGGTTGTCAAAATCTATTCGTCGATTTCATCGTCCGTCGCTGATATTTACACGCCGCTTAACGATGCAACAGGCATCACAGGTGACTCAACGATTTACTTCATTGCTGAGAACACTGACTCAAACTATCAAATCTCGTTTGGTAATAACGTCTTTGGCAAGCAACCAACGAACCTATCAATCATCGAGTTGTCGTACATCATCACGGATGGCGATGCATCGAACGGCTCCGCTGTTTTTACATATGCAGCTGCACTACCAAATGGAATCATTCGTGCTCCTCTTGTCACAACAACGTCAGTAGCAACCGGAGGAAGCGGTAAGGAATCAGTCGATTCTGTTAGGTATAACGCGCCACTGTCGTTCATCACGCAGAACCGAGCAGTTACGGCCGACGATTACAAGAACCTCATTTACCGAAACTTCTCCGACGTTGAAACGATTTCGGTTTGGGGAGGAGAGGACAATGACCCACCTATCTATGGCAAGGTGTTCATCTCCGCAAAGCCTAAAGATGCTGATCTGTTAACCGCGGCACAGTCCTCCGCGATTCTTTCGTTCCTTCACGGGAAGAAGGTCTTGTCGATTACACCTGAGCTGATTGATCCTGAGTACCTACGACTAACACTCGATGTGTTCTTCAAGTACAACAAGAATCTAACTGCATTGAATCTTGGACAATTAGAGAGTGGTGTTAGGGGCGTCGTTGATACATACAACAAAGATCGGCTGCAAGCATTCGACGGCGTGTTCAGATATTCATCGCTTACATCTTCGATTGATTCATACATTCCCGCGATTCTAAACTCACACGTTCGAGTGTTCGTCACGAAGTCAGTATCGTTCAATCCTAACTCTATCGAGAAGAAGGTTATTGATTTCGCGACGCCGCTTATTCCTGATGACGGAAAGGTAATTATTTCGTGTACGCCATTCATGTCAGGCGGCGTTGAAACTTTCTTTGGCGACGAAGATGTTATTGGCGACGGGTATAACAGAAACATTTACACGTATTACTACAAGAATGCAATCAAGACTCGTGTTATCGAGAATGCAGGCACGCTTAACATCGAGACAGGCCTATTAAGCCTGAACGAAATCTATCCTGATGAAATCGTTGATGTAACGCTTGATCTAATGCCTGCATCAAATGATATTGCTCCTAAGAGAAATCAACTGCTTCAGATTGACATGTCACGCCTATTAGTTTCAGGCGAAGTAGACACCGTCGCTGTCGGCGGATCTTCCCGCACGTCAGACTACAACACCTTCAAGCGTGACCGTTAAGTATGTTACTAAGCATCGCCAACACGACCCCTCGAAACATCGAGTCTGTCAGAACAAATGACTTGCTTCCATTTGGCATTCAGCCGTATGCAACGACGTTCGTCGATCTTCTTGAGTATTACTACAAGTACTTAAACTCAGAAGGTCTTCCGTCAGCAGAGATAGGCGCGATTAGTTCTCTCAAGGATATCGACGCTGTGTCGATGAAGTACATCGATCAGATCGAAGAACTCATTGGTAAGTCGATTCCGTATTCGCAAGCCCTTAATAAGGTCGAGCTTTACAAGATTATCGTGAAGTACTACAACTCACGAGGCTCGCAGGATTCAATTCACACGTTCTTCAAGATCTTCTACGATCAAATCGTTTCCATCTATTACCCTCGAGAACACCTCTTCGATCTCTCGGGAGGGACAGGCTCTTGGGTTGAAGGCGAGTGGGTCTATGAAGATCATAAGTCATTTCCATCCGACGACTACAAGCTTTTCGACGGTCACTATTGGCAGAACTATTCGTATGAGATTCGGTCAGACCTTGACTCATCTGTTTGGTATGATGACTACACGAAGTTCATTCATCCGGCAGGACTAAAAATGTTCTCGTCGATCGTTATTGAATTAGTGTTACGAAACGAATGGTATGCGCCTCTTGATTACACGTCGGAAGATCTTAACACCGACTATTCGTGGTTGCAGGCGTTGATTCCGCCGCACGCGCTCAATCCAACATCAATCGGATATCACACTCCTAAGTATCAGCCTGGATATCTACGTGAACGTATCCTTCGTTACATCTTCACGTACCTCATTGATCCTCTGCAGGATGCGGCCCTAACACGGCTAGTCATAACAAAGCTTAAGAGTCTTCGCGGGCCTGTCAACGTTCGTGATGTATTCGTCCGCGAGCAATATCAGATCTCGGAGAAGTTCATCGACACGTTGGAGATTGGAGCAGGCGTTCTTGATAAGGTAATTGGCGATGCCGATGAAACATTCTCGAATGTCAATGATTACCGACAAATTAACCTGTCCGCTATATGTGTCCACACGCATGATTCGACGATTGACTACAGCTTCTACGATACTGAATTTGGAGCAGGAGACGGCGTATGGGACGGTTCCTCATTCGATGAAGCGGGTGGCGCAGGATTAGGCGACTGGAGTGGCAGTTCATATGAAAACATGTGATCAATCTCCTATAAATAAATCAAACGATAACACGATATGTCAGCAATCATTACTGAAACTTTTCGCAGAAACAACACTAAGGCATTCCTTGCTGATATAAGTGACGTCTCAAACAGGTACTATGTCGGCATCGGCAAATCAGATGCATGGCCTGACGCAGGAGTATATGCTGAAGATGACTCTAACTATGTTGTTGCTGATCCAATTGGCACGTCTGGTGATAATGTGGAGGTCCTGAATAATCTTACAACGCTCGTCGGCATCACGACTGGCTTATATACCCAGGTCATTCCTAACATTGCCGCAAAGACAAATCATAAGCACAAGGCATACAATCCATTTGACCCTAACTGTTTTTACCAAACGTCTGTCCTAGGTGTTCAGATGTATCCTTGTTATGTTATCGTGAATGACAATGTCTATCTTTGCTTACGCGAAGCTGATGGCATTCTTCCTTCATATTCATTGCCTAACGGTTCGAATCCGCCCTCGCGTATTCCTCAAGAAAATGCTGATGGATCTGTTTGGATTTACGTGTATTCGGTTTTGCCTGCAGACGCTATCAATGGCAGCCAATTCGTTACCGTGACAGAAGATCCTACGTTTAACGGTGTTGAAACACTAAGCACCATCACCAATGCGTCAGGTAATCTCGTGTATGGTTTTACTGTCATTGACGGTGGGTCAGGATATGCTGTTGCTCCTACAGTTGAATACATCGATGAAGACGGCGCGTCTACAACATTACTCGCGACCGTTGCTGATGGCGCAATCACATCAGTAACATATACTGCATTGACGACACCACTAACATGGATTAAGAAGCGTGGTTACGTTAAAGTTGCATCTGGGACTGCGCGCGTGTATGCAAATATCGGGCCTGCTCTAGGGTTTGGTGCTGTTCCAGCATCGGATCTACCTTCATGGTATGCAGGCATTACGGTCGAGGCTGTTGAAGGTATCAACGACGGCGCTTTCATTCCGTATCGTCAAGTATCCATTGTTCGTAATCCAGACTACACAGGAGGTGTACTCAATCCTGAATTGTCGCTTAACTGCCTCGAGAAAATGACGTTTAGTTCCGCGCCTGAACCAACAAGCGCGTCGACTGGAGATACAATCACGCAGGTAGCAACCGGTGCAATCGGCATCGTTGATTACTACGATGAAGTGAATAAGTATCTATACTATCATCAAACAGCGGAGACCGGTTTCATCGCATTTGATGATACGCCTATCGCTATTGGTCTTGATCCATATGATCCGTCGGCAGTCTCTACAGGAGAATATGTGAAACAAACAGGTGAGGTTGTATTCACGGAAAACCGCAAGAAGATTTCACGCATCGCTGGACAATCTGAAGATATCACGATCATCTTACAATTCTAATGATTACTGCAAATAACACAATCTATAAGGACGACTTCATCGACAACGGTGTTGAGGATAAGAACTATCTACGCATCTTGTTCAATGGCGGGCGTTCTGTTCAGATTCGCGAAGTCAACCAGTTGCAGTCGATCCTACAATCACAGATCGACAAGTTTGGCCAAAGCATTTGGAAATCAGGAACGGCTGTTCTTGGAGGTGCTTGCACGTTCGATAATAACATCGTCGCAATCACGTTCTCAACTTCTTTAGTTACACCGCCAATTTCGCAGATCACTCTATCTGAAATTGATACATTGGTTCAAGGGCAAGGCGATGCTGCAATTATTGCGGATGTGTTAGGTTATGACACCAACGAAGTAACAACCACATTCTATGTTAGGTATGCAACAGGCGGTGAAGCTGATAATGCCGCGGGTGTATTTGATATTCTTACAGAGATTGGGTTAGAGTCTCGATCTGATCTAGGTGTGATTTCGGGGTCTGCTTTGTCGATGGAACATACCGTTGTGGCAGGCGCTTTTCTAGCCGATGGAGTATTCTTCACGAATGGTTCATTCGTGGTAACTCCTAAGCAGTCAATCTTCATTGATAAGCCTCTCGTCGGTGATCTTTCAGGTTCATTAGTGCTTAATGTTGTTGAGTCGTATGTCAACTATGTAAATGATACGACACTACTTGATAATGCGACTGGCCAACCAAATCATCTTGCTCCAGGTGCTGACCGTTACCAGATCACCCTAACACTTGCATATCTTGATGATGCTGCTGTTGCTGATACTGTTGAACGTATCAATCTTCTGAAGATAAACGATGGCGCAGTGGTTCTCGCGACAAGAACGCGATACACCGACATTGATCGCCAGCTCGCGCAACGAACATATGAAGAATCTGGAAATTACATCACCAATCCATTCAAGATTGATGTTTCTAATCTAGCAGGCTCGCTTCGTCCAGGCCATGACGACGTTGACGCAGCGGACGACGTGTATGTTGGCCTTGAACCATCCGTTGCTTATGTCGATGGTTACCGAATCGAGCTTGGATCAAAGCTTGACCTCACGGCACCTCGCGCGCGAGACACGTCGGCTTCAGATGTTAGCGTATCATTGAGCATCGGCAACTACGTTGACGTTTCATTGGTCGCAGGCTCTAACCTTCCTCAACCAAACTCCGCGCATGTAACATACGAGCTTTGGGATGCAGGCACTATTTCGCCGCCTGTCGCTCCTGCTCAAATTGGTTCTTGCCGTATCAAAGCGATTGAAACTGTGGGAGCGCTCTACCGTGTATTCCTATATGACATCGCGCTGACTGGTGCAAATAACATTTCTGACATTGCACGTATCTATCTTGACTCTGGTTCCAATGATGTTGACCTCACGGTCGCTCCTGGTTCAACGGTGCAAGATACCTCAGGCGACACCGCTGTATTCAAGCTTCCTTACAACAATGTTAAGTCGCTTGCAGCGGTCAATCCTACGGACATGACTTATGTCCTTAAGAAGATTTTCCCAGGAACGGTAAACCCATCGAATCAGTTCGTGTTTAGCACAGGCGCTAATGAAACCTTTGGAGATGCATCGGTTGGTAACATATTGGTTGAACACGAAGGAACATGGCTTGCAACGACTGACTTCACAGTCGTCACGTCGTCCTCATCGTCAATCACGATTAAATCAAGCGGGACACCGTGGGTAAACGGCGATGATGTTACGGTTATCTTCCCTGTGACAGTTGCATCAAATGTACCTGCATCAAAGACGCTGACTCAAGTAACGCAATCAACACTTATTCCTTCAGGCGATACTTACGCGCTTCCAACAACTGACATCTTCGACATCGTGTCAGTCGTCGTCGATGGAACAGCGACTGACGTCAAGTCTGACATCATTATTTCATTCGATGGTCAAACCGCTTCTAAGTATACGAACTCCCAATTGAAATACACGGGAGCAGGCACGCCTCCAACGATTGAGGTTGTGTATCGTTACTTTGTTCACAGCGGTATGCCATTCACGGCTAACTCATATCCAATCAACTGGGATGAAGATGATGTGTTAGGAGCAACTGAAATTCGATACAAGGACGTTCCTACGTTCAATCAGAATGTTCTTACTGACTGTATTGACTTCCGTCCAACAATTCTTGCTACGCCAGGCATTGTTACAGCGATCCAACCGGATCCTAACAGTGTTCTTACGTGCACACCAACATTCTTCCTCCCTCGTGTTGATAAACTCATCGTGAACTCGAACGGAGAGTTCAAGATTATCAACGGTGTTCCTCGTCTTGCAGCAACAGCACCTGTGACGCCTCCTGCATCGATGTCATTGTATGAACTCGAGTTTCCAGCGTACACGTTCGATGCAAGCGACATCCGTGTCAAGTATGTTGACAATCGTCGGTACACGATGCGTGACATCGGTTCTATTGACCGCCGCGTCTCATCTCTTGAGTATTACACGTCTCTATCACTGCTTGAAACATCGGCTAACAACAAGTCAATCTTCGATTCTGTTCAAGGGCAACGGTTTAAGAACGGTATGTTGATTGACTCGTTCAATGGGCATTCGGTTGGTAACGTATTCAATCCTGCATACGTATGTTCAATCGACGTCGCGGATCAAACACTTCGTCCACACTTCAAGACTGACGCAGTCGACCTTGTTCTAAATTCATCGACTAACGTGTCGATGAATGAAAACACGATTACGATGGCGTTCACGGAAACTCCATTGATCTCGCAGACCAAGTCATCGGAATCCGAATCAGTCAACCCATACGAGGTTGCTACATTCATTGGTTCAGTTAAGCTGTATCCAACGAATGATACTTGGGTTGACGTGAATACTCGTCCTGCGGTTATCGTAAACCAAGAAGGCGCATATGATGCACTCAAGTATGTTGCAAAGGAATCCAATATTCTAGGCACCGAATGGAAGAGCTGGAAGACTAACTGGGCAGGCGTTGTCGCGACTGTAAAATCTCCGCCGCATACCGTGGTAGCGCCTGATGGGCATCTCCGCCGTACCGAAACTACGGTTGTCGCAAAGGTTCAAAACAGGGTTGGTTGGAAAACCAAGTTGACAAGTAACACCGTGACAGAAAATCTTGGTGAACGCATCGTTGACGTTAGTTTTGTTCCATTCATTCGTTCGCGCCGAGTTTACTTCAATGCACAAGGTCTTAAACCTCTAACGAAGGTTTATCCATTCTTTGACGGTATTGACATAAGCGGATACACTGCGCCAACAGCAAGCGTTGTAACACCTTCAACTCTTACAAATGTTCGAGAATATTTTGGAAAGACGATAGGTTCTACTGGCTTCATTACGGCTGCACCTCTAGTGTCAACCGCAGATGGCACTCTTATTGGTAACTTCATCATTCCTAACAACTCTTCACTAAAGTTCCGTACTGGTGAACGTGTCTTTAGATTGTCTGACTCTCCTACGAATAATTTGGAGGAAGAAACTACTTATGCTGATGGTGTTTACAACGCGTCTGGCACTGCCCAGTCCGTCGAGTCAACAATTCTTTCTACACGTGTTCCTGTGATCAAGAAGGAGCGCGTAAGAAAAACACGCGTCGCTATTGATACCAAGATTCGTTGGTTCGATCCGCTTGCACAAACATTCTTAATCGATGACATTGCTGAAGGAGTCTTTGTAACATCGCTTGATCTTTGGTTCACATCCAAGACCAAGTCAAAGATCCCGGTTACGGCTCGTATCGTCACGGTTGATAACGGTTATCCAACACAACAAGTTGTTCCTTTCTCGGAAGTAACACTTCTTGAAGCCGATGTAAACATTGACGGTAGTCTAACAAAGTTTGAGTTCTCCGATCCTGTGTACCTCAAAGGTGGCACCGAATATGCAATCGTCCTGGTCTCGAATGATCCATTGTATCGTGTCAAGGTCTCCCGCTTAGGCGGCACCGGCGAAGACGGTAAGGTCATTCAAACGAATCCGTATGGCGGCACGTTGTTCATGTCGCAGAATGCATCAACATGGACCGCTGATCAAACACGTGATCTTAAGTTCGTTCTTAACCGCGCGGTATTCACTCCTGGAGTTACCGGCACGGCTGAGTTCAAGTCGATCTTGCGCGAAGGCATTCAATCAATCGAGGTCACTGCACCTGGATCAGGCTATGTAGCAGCAACGGTTTCTATCGCGGCTCCTACTGAACTCGATGGAACACAGGCATATGCCGACGCTGTAATTGACATCGTGTCAGGCACGTTGGCAGGTGTTACTGTGACCGATCCTGGATCCGGTTATGCAGCTGCTCCGCTTGTCACGATTGTTCCTGTTGGACCAGGCACCCTCGCAACAGCAGTTGCACATATGTATTCCGCGCCAACATCTGCATTCAATTTAATTCAAAGTTCATCAGTTCAAAAAGAAAGTGCGTTGACAAACACCCTAACATTTGGAGCGACAACATACACTGATGTTGACTCCGAAGAAACATATGAAGCCGCGTCGGAGTTCACGATCACGAAGTCGAATCGTGCAACGATTGCCTCGTCTCTAACGACGACAAGCCAATACATTTCGCCTGTCATTGATCTTGATTCGATGGCGTTGCTTACAATCGAGAACGAGGTCAATACGTTGACCACTAACGAAGATACACTGGATGCAGGGTCTGCTCTATCGAGATACATCACGCGCGAAGTTGATCTGAACGATCCTGCTGATCAACTCAACATCTATCTTGATGTATCGCGTCCTGAGGAGAACTCAACGATCGCGTTATATGTCAAGTTGAAGTATGATGCAAATACATACTCCGATTGGATTCCTGTTGCGCCACAGGTTAGAATTCCGGTCACGACTGATCGTGACGAGTATTCTGAGGTACAATATATTTACGATTCATCGCTGAATGACTTCATTTCATTCTCGGTTAAAATCGTGTTTACCGCAGCGGCTACACCTCGCGTGACAACTGTCAAGAATCTTCGAATCATAGCAACTTCATAACATGGCCTCAAAAAAGAAAATCAAAGTCAAGGATAAACCCGACCTGGTGCGTGATACGTTCTCAAAGGCTATCATCAACATAGACCGGTCAAGCTATGCTGCAGCACGTGCTCGCAAGAAAGCAATGCTTGACAAGGACGCAACGGTCACCTCGTTGAAAGACGACCTTGATAAGCTTAGCAAACAATATGCGGAGTTGCAAAAGATGTTTGTCGAGTTCATAAAAACTAAGGGATAAATACTGTCAATGATTACTGATCCTGATGAGTTCACTTCGTTCGATGCATTTTCGTCGAGCGGTGTTGTGACGACTGACACGTTCAACCTATGGCGGAAGAAAGACAACGGCGTCATCAACGTGATCGCTGGCTTTGGTGCAAACTCTGCGTCAGAATCCATTTCGGTCAATACATCGACGAATACGATTTCTCTTAAAGTAAACGGCGTTAACACAACCCATATTCTCAATGATGCTGTCACAACTTTAAAGCTAGCTGCTGCAGCCGTAACTGAAGGAAAGATTGCGGTCGGCGCCGTAACGTCTACACGTATAAGTTTAGGCGGAGTAATTACTGATAAGATCGCTGATCTTAATGTCACGACTGGAAAGATCGCTGATCTGGCTGTCACGACTGGAAAGATCGCAGATCTAGCTGTCATGACTGGAAAGATCGCAGATTTAGCTGTGACCGGAACAAAGATTGCAAACACCACGATTTCATCCGGGAAGCTGATCGACGGATCAGTCATATCTACTAAGATCGCAGATCTTAATGTCACGACTGGAAAGATTGCTGATTTAGCTGTGACCGGAACAAAGATTGCAAATCTCGCGGTCACGAATGGAAAGATCGGTGACGGCGCAATCACTGCTACTAAAGTCGGCGGAGGTGCTATAACATCAAGCAAGTTGTTTGGCGGCACTGCATATGATGCATATAGAATATATGGTGTTCGGGCATTTGGAACTGTGTTCGGCGGCGGAGGGTTCGGTAACTGCTCCGCAGAAATTAACACAACCATAGCACCAATGGGGCCTTGGGGTGTTGGCATCGCAGTTATTCACTTTAATTGGGCCATGCCAATCACTGGTTATAGTGTAATGGTCACTGGATTGGGCAATAACGGCGACCATTTATTTACTGTGACGGATAGACAGGCGGGATATTTCGTTGTGCAGAGCATAGACACAAAGCTTACTAATCTCATCGAAAATAATGTTGCTTTCAAAGACGCTAATAGCATACCCGCTGCTGCTTTTGGCGGTTTCATGTTCACGCTTATATTCTAATACTTATGGCCGAAATCACTGCAAAACTTATCATCAAGAAGACTGCTGTTGAAGGCGCAGTTCCTGACCAATCGTTCTTATCGTTTGGTGAACTCGCGTTGAATTACAGAGACGGGATTTTGTATTACAAGGACGCCGATGGTGTCATTCAAAGCATAAGCTCTGGTGGGGCCTGGGGTACGATTACCGGCACGCTCGACAATCAAGAGGACTTGGCGTTAGCCCTTTCAGGAAAGCTGACCCAAGCCCAATTGTTGGTGCTCTTGGCACAGGAAGGCGATGGGCTCGGAGTCAGTTCGATTTCCGTCAATACGTCTGGTAGTGGGCAAAGTGGCGTATTGAATATGTGGAGCGACGCGGGGTTCAAGGCTCAGCTCTACGCGCCATTAAGCTACACGGCGGATCGCATCATTACTTTACCTGATGCAAGCGGGACCTTGGCTCTGACATCGCGCCTCGACGGCGCTGTCTCCTATTCCGATCTCGTGGATGTTCCCACCGCCATTAACTTTGTTGAAGGACTAACGTCAGCAGCACCGAACGATACTGTGAACGTATCAAGTTTAACAGCTGCAGCTACAACGACTAATGTTGACGCGGTGTTTCGGCCTAAAGGCACCGGCAGCATCATCGCTGCTATACCTGACAACCTCGTGACTGGAGGTAACAAAAGAGGAGTTGGCGCAATTGATCTTCAGACAGTTAGAACAGCCGCATCACAGGTCGCTTCAGGATCTCGAACTGTCATCGTAGGCGGGTCAAATAACACGTGCGTTGCAGCTAACGGTTTTGTAGGCGGCGGCTCAAGCAACCTCCTCAATACAAATGCTGGCAGCGGGGTTATTGGCGGCGGCAGTGGCAATACTAACAACAGTAACATCGGTGTTATCTGCGGTGGCACAACGAACAGTCTAAGCGGTGGCTACTATCAGTTTATTGGTGGCGGCAGCAGCAATACAATCAACAACGGTGACTATGTTACTGTTGTTGGCGGAAGATCAAATGAAGCTTCTGCATATTATGCATTTGTTGGCGGCGGTTATGACAATGGCGCGGCTGGCGAGAACTCGACGGTCTCCGGCGGTTATCTCAACACTATATCGTCCGGTGGAACGTATAGCACAATCGCAGGTGGTATTCAGAATACGGCTAACGGATCTCAAGCAGCTGTTCTAGGCGGCCAAGCGAATACTGCATCTGGAACATATAGTTCTGTCACCGGCGGCGCTAGTAATACTGCATCCGGCCAATACTCAAGTGTTCTTGGCGGGCGCAGTAATGTCGCGTCTGGAGACTATTCAGCTACTATGGGATATTATTCCAACACTCGCAGCATTTATGGAATGATGGCACACGCTACTGGGCGCTATAACACATCCGGAGATGCCCAGCACGGACGATATGTAGTTAGCCGATATGTCACGGACACATCTTCATATGAACTTACTGGCGGCGGTTCCACACCGAGCGCAACAACTCGAATCACTATGCCTAACAATTCGGTGTTTGTGTTTGACGGATCATGTGCGGCTAAAGCTGGCGCTAACGTGTCATCATGGAGATTCAGAGGAACGATCAAACGTGGTGCTGACGCTGCATCAACTGCTCTTGTTGGCGCGGTAACTATTGACGCTCCTCTTCAGGATGCTGGCGCTTCCACATGGACTTTCACGATCAATGCCGATACGACCAACGGTGCTCTTAGACTTCTGGCGACAGGTCAAGTCGGGGTTTCTATTGTGTTTTGTGCTACAGTCAACACGACTGAGGTCATTAACTAAGTGATTTGAATAAATAGAATAGTAATTACACCCCAGAAAACATGAAAGTATCCCGTCTATCATTCCCAACCACATCTCCTAACACAGGAACAGCCGCAGGCCGCGTCTATCTTGACATGATTGAAGGCGTTCCTAACCTCGTTACTTCCGAAGGAGCAACTCCTCTTGGCGAAGTTCCAATCACTCTTGCATCAACTAACCTAAGCGATAAGACCGCTGCAGGTGTCGCTATGTTCACCGCAGCTGACGCTCCTGCTCA